TCCAGACACCTGCGACCGCTGCGACTGCAACGGCCAGGCCGCCGCCCGGATGCCCGGTTCCGATCATCAGGCCTGCGAGCAGACCGAAGGCCATGAGGCCTCTGGAGCTGATGGTTTTCATGTCATGCCTCCCTCTGAGCAGTGTTTGTACTGTACATATGAACAGTTATCGCCGCAAGCGATCGGGGGCGGTCGACCTAGCGGTGTTGCGCTATAATCGCGCTCCACTGCCGGCATAGCTCAGTTGGTAGAGCAGCTGATTTGTAATCAGAAGGTCGTGGGTTCGATTCCTATTGCCGGCACCAGCTTTCAGCCTTCGGGCTTGTGCAAAAAAGTTGACGGTCAGTTCTTCAGTGTATATAGTTCTATTTCTCCGACGCGGGGTGGAGCAGTCTGGCAGCTCGTCGGGCTCATAACCCGAAGGTCGCAGGTTCAAATCCTGCCCCCGCAACCAACGCTATTTGCAAAGCCCCGGCCAGTCCGGGGCTTTGCATTTCTGCCGTCAGCGCGCCATCTTCCGGCACAAGGCGTACATCCCCGATGATCTGCCGCAGGGCCTCGCGCGCCGCAGTCACATCCTCGATCGCCTCAAGGCTTGCGACCAAATCGCGATAGATCTCGCGGGTGCGCGGCAGAATCTGCGCGGGTTCGAAGCGCTCGATGGCCTGCAGCTCGTCGCGGGCGCTTTGCACCTGGTACTCGGCTTCTTCCAGCGCCTTCTTCGTTGTTGCAGTGATGATCCCCGCGCGGATCGCCGCCATGAGATTGTCGAGCTCCTTCTGCGCCTGGGCGAGCTGTCGCCGAGCCTGAGAGGGGTCAGGGCGCTCGGCCTTCAGCAAGGCGCGCGCTTCAGCCTCGAAAGCCTTGTAGGCGTCATCGCTCAGTAACTCTGCCTTCACGCCAGCAAGCAGCACCTGCTCGATTGTCGTGCGCTTGACCTTGAGCGCATTGCTGCAGACGCTTGGGCCGCGGTCCTTGTGTGTGGCGCAGCCGTACTGGGTGCGGCTGATGATGATGTACGCCCCGCCGCACTCGCCGCACTTGAGCAGGCCGGAGAACAGGTACTTGGGGCCGCTTCCCCCTGAGCCTTTGCCGGCGGTGCGCTTGGCTGCGGTGTCGCGCTTCTGTGATCGCGCCCGCGTTTCACACGCCTGCCAGGTGGCTGCATCGATGATCGCCAGCTCGGGCGCATCCACGATCACCCATTCGGAGCGCGGCCGCATCGTTCGCCGACGCCGTCCGGTGGTCGGATCTTTCACCCATGCGGTGCGATTCCAGACTTGCCGCCCGATATAGATCGGGTTTCCGAGCATGCCCACGCCTTTGCTGTCGGGGTAGAGCGCGGAATGCGCCCATGTTCCGCCGCGTGGCGAACTCACGCCCTGGCGGTTGAGCTCGTCGGCGATCTGACGGCAGGTGGCGCCCTCGGCGTAGCGGTCGAACACATAGCGCACCCACTGGGCCTGCGCTTCGTCGATAATGCGCTTGTAGCCTCGACCGTCGTGCACGCTTCTGTAGCCGTAGGGCAGGCCGCCCGCGCTGTAGCCGTCGAGCGCCTGGCCCATCAGCCCGCGATGCGTCTTGGCGGCGAGCTCGTCAAGATAGAGCTCGCCCATCAGCCCCCGTAGACCGGCTTCCAGCTTGTAGCCCGATCGCGCGGTGTCCACGCCGTCGCTCACGCCGATCACGCGCACCCCTGCATACTTCAGCCGTCGGATTGCTTGCGCGCTCTCGATGTGGTCGCGCGACAAGCGCGAGAGGTCGTCCACGAGCAGCACATCGAGCAGCCCGGCCTCAGCCGCAGCAATCGCAGCCTGATAGCCGGGCCGGTCAGTGCGCGCGCCGCTGATCGCCTGGTCCTGATACACGACAGGCGAGGCCCAGCCCATGCGGGCGCAGTAGGCTTCTACGTTGCGAAGCTGGTCGCGGATGCTGGCGTCGCGTTGATTGTCGGACGAGTAGCGAAGGTAGCAGGCGGTGCGCATGATTCCTGGAGCTTACTGCGCGACGGGCGCGCTTTGAACGGGTCGATTTGAACGCTCGGCCTGAGCGCCTTGTCTGGCGGTGGTTTGCTGCTGCAAATGCCGCCGCACGGCTTGGCGAGCGAGCAGGCGAGCGAGGAGGATGTGAGCGGGGGTCATTTCGACCGCCTCCCCGGCGCCCGCGTCGGCAGCGGCGCCCATCCTTCGTAGAGCGTGTCGCGGCCGTTCCACTGGCCATAGATCGCGCAGCCGTGACGGGTCAGCAGCTGCACCTTCGTTCCGTGCGGGCAGCTGGCCATCGGCTGCCAGTGGTAGCCGTGGTCGACGGCTGCAGCGCGGGTGCTGTCGATTTGCGTCATGCAATCACCTCGATCTGCGCCTTTCTGATGGCGGTGATCTGCCGATAGGCCGTCGCGAATAGCGCACCGCTGCGTCGGTTCCAGTAATCCATGCTGGTCTCTGCCAGCAGCTCGAGCGCCTTCAGTTCCTCGCCTGTCGTGCCGAACCTGCCGCGGCTTGCGTGGCGGTCGCGGATGTTCTGCAGGGCCACCAGGGCCAGCTCACACACTGCCGCCGCGCCGGCGTCGGTGCGCTGGCCGGTGTAGGTCCCGATGCCGATCTGCATCAGATCGAGGGTGTCGACCAAGTCGTTGAAGTGCGCGGCTTCTGCGAAGCCAAGCCGGAAGGCCTCGACCGCCATGCGAAGACGAACTTCGTATGCGCTGTCGATCGATTGTGCGACCAGCCCGGGTGCGCAGGCCGCGCGGTGCCGGATGCGTGCGCCACGTTTTCTCATGCCGGCACCTCTACCTCTTCAAAGTGGTACTGCACAATCTCGGGGTATTTGCCGCCCGTGTTCAGGCGCAGGCCCGCAGGCTGGCGCAGGCCACGGGCCGCTTGCCGCGCACTGGCGACGTCGTTCGGTACCGGCGTGCCGTTGCTGCGCTGGTCCCACCAGGTGATGGCCTTCTGCCTGGCATAGCCTGCGTGCTCGATGCACACCCATTCGCGCGCAACGCGCATGATGCCGTTCCAGTACTCGACCAGCAGGCTGTCGGGCTGGCCGGGTTTGCTCCATTTGCGATAGCGCACGTCGGTGACCGGAACGTCTTCGATGACGCTTGCTGCTGGCGCAGACAGCGGGCTGATGGCGCTGGCGGTGGCGTTGTGGTTGATGCGCTCGGGCTCGGGGAAGGGTGTGCCGCAGCTCTCGCAGTGCGAGGCCATGATCTGTGCGGGGTTGCCGCAGTGGTCGCAGTGCTTGATCGGCGAGGCATTGCCGCCGCTGCTGGCGCGGGCGATCTTGCGGCGCCCCTTGATGGCGTCGACCGGGCCCAGCGTGGCGGTGGTGTCGGTGAAGTCGAGCCACAGGCAATTGCTGACGATTAAGCCTTCGCAAGTGAAGCGATGAAGGGGTCCGGCGTTGAGCAAGTCCCATACACGCCTTTTGGCTTGTGCGACGGGCGATCCCATCGCGCCTCGATCTCTTGCGGCGTCAAGCCTGACGCAATCAGTCTTGCCAGAGTCACATCGGCGTAGCGGACGTGCGGGCGCGCCAGCTTGAATGCGTGCACCATGGGCGCAATCGCCGTCTTGCGCGTGTGCGATGTGTTTTGCTGCGGCGTCGATAATCGCAGATTGCCCGGCTTGTACCCCTGCTCGTTGTCGATCCGATCGATTTCCAGTGACTTGTTCAGACCCAAGTTCTCCTGCACCCACACCGCCATGGAAATTGGCGAGTCGAACTCGAAGCGAATGCCCCGCCCGCCGTACCGTTCGTAGCTCGTGCTGTTCGGGTTGGTGCATCGTTGATACGCCGACTCGCACCGCTTGAGCAGCCAGCGCGGTGCCGACTGTGGGTTGCCACAGCGACGACAGCCAGCCGTCAGCTTGCGCAAGCTCCCGACGTGCCGCAGCCCGGAGTCTCCGCAGCTTGTGCAGCGCGCCGGCAAATACTTGTTCCCCTTGATGATCGTCACGTCCGCGGAAGTGACGATCAGTTTCCCGAACTGGCGACCCACCATGTCCGCCAACAGCGATGTCGAGCCCCGCGGCTGCGCACTCTGCAAAGGTGACCCAGCCGCGCTTTGTCCATACGCGATGATCTGGCGTGGCTGTGAGGCCTGCGTAGGTAATGACATCTCTTTCTCCTTTGCACACGGCGCCGTCATGGCGCACAAAAGACACTCCGTCCCACACGAGCATGTCGCGGGTCACATTCTCGATTGGCACCAGCCCGCGGTCGGTTAGCACGCGCTGACCCTCGGCGATGCAGTCGCGCTTGCCGTCGGCGATGCGCAGACCGCGCCCGGCGATCTGCACGTATAGAACCGGGCTGCGGGTGTTGCGCAGCAGCGCGATGCAATCCACGTCCGGCACATCGAAGCCGGTGGTGAGCACCGCCACATTGACCAGCGCCCGCAGGCGCCCCGCGCGAAAATCGCGGATGTGTGCGTCGCGTTCTCCGGTCGGCGTCTCTGCGCTGACCACGGCGCAGGCGATGCCGCGCGTCTGCAGCGCTTCGGCAATGTGCCGGGCGTGCTCGACGGTGACGCCATACACCAGCCAGCGGCGCCGATCAGCGGCCAACGTCACCAGCTCGTCGGCGCAGGCCTGCACGAGCTCGTCACGGTCGAGCTTTTCAGCAAGCGCCGATACAACGAAGTCGCCGCCGCTCATGCGCACGCCGTCAGCCTCGAGGCGCTGCGTGGCCGCACCCAGCACCAGCGGCGACAGAAAGCCACGATCGAGCAGTTCGCGCATCGTCACCCGTGCGGCGACGTGGGTGAAGATCGGCTCATCAGCCGCCGTCAGCCACACGCCGTCACCGCGAAACGCGGTGCCCGTCCAGCCAATCACGCGCAGCGCCGGGTTGTAGCGCGTCAGCTCGTTGATCAGATGACGGTACATGCCGGCGTTTTTCGGGCTTATATTGTGCGCTTCGTCGACCATGAGCAGATCCACGCGGCCGAGCAGGTGCGCTTTCTTTGCGACGCTACCGATGGTGGCGTAGAGCACGTCCCGGTTCAGATCCTTGCGCCCAAGCCCGGCCGAATGCACCCCGGCGGGCGCCTCGGGCCAGACGGCCTTGAGCTTTTCAAGGTTCTGCGCGCACAGTTCGCGGCTGGCCACTACCATCAGGATGCGCGTGCCCGGCCACTGGGTGAGTGCCTCGCGCGCCAGGGCGGCGATCATCACGGACTTGCCTGCACCGACGCAGGCCTCGACGATGGGGTTGCCTTCCTGGTGCGCGCGGAACCAGTCCCACAGGGCGTCGATGACGCGGCGCTGGTAGTCACGCAAGATCATTGCAAAACCCCCTTGATTTCGTCGCGCAGCTTCGCGTGGTGATCGCTTGTGGTGTCGGCCAGCATCTCGGATAGGCGCAACAGGGTTTCCAGGCGGTTGAAGTGCGCGGGGGCCAGCGCCATGCCGAGCGAGGCTTCGTCGATGACGGTGCGCGCCTGCGCGTGGTCGATGTATCGCTGCGGGCAGCCGTAGGCGCAGCGGTAGGTCACGCGGCGGGCGAGGAAGGCCTGGCAGAGTGCATAGGCCTCGTGCGTCATGTCCCAGGCCTTGCGGTCGATCAGCGCCTGAATGGCCGGCGGCATCGGGATGGGGTCGCTGTTGTCGTCGAGCATCGCGGCGCGCACATCGAGGGTGGGCGTCGACGCGTACTGACCCGTCTTCCTGATCGCCGGCAGCACCTCGCTGGTGACCCACTTGCGGAAGGGCTTGGCCTCGGGCTTCCGGGACTTGAGGACGGCGTGGTACAGGCCGGACTCGTTGATGATGGTGACTTCGCGGTTCTGCTCGATGCCGTTCTCGGACCTGGTCTCCAGATTGTGGAGACCAGCTTCATCCTCATCGAGAAAGCGGGTCATGTGGCGCGCATCACCGTACCCGAGCGCCTTGGCGACATCGGACGCGACGAACCACACCTCGCCATCGAGGACGAGGGTGCGGACTTCGGTGCTGCGGAAATTGAAGATGGTGGGCGCGGACGCGCCAGGGGCGATGGTGGTCATGGTGTGCTCTCCAGTTCGTTGCGAACTGCCTCCCGCCGCCAAGCGGGTGGGCAGAACCGAACGGGGTTGGCGGACCGGGAGAGCACCGGCAGCCCTTGCGGGCTCCCCGCCCGGCCTGCCCATAGGGACACACCAAGGCGACAAAAAAGCCGCAAGGCAAACGCTGTGCGGCTTATCGCCGCTCTCACTCGGGCCGCCAAGCCCGGTCGCCGGTTGTTTGCCAGCGACAGGCGAAGCATAGGCCGCGCGCAGCGCCAGCGTCAAGCCGATGGTATTCATGCCGCCCTCCATTCCGCACCGCGCACCGCGCGGCCGACGGACACCAGCGCAAACACTTCACCGCGCCCGCTGCCGTTACGCGCGGCAGCCATTGCGGCCGCTTGGGCCGCTTCAGCCTTGCTGAAGATGCGCATCGGGCGCTTGCTGGCGCGCACCAGGTAGCCGGCTGCGGTGTAGCGATCGTCGCCAGACAGGAGGGTGGCGCCGCGCATGGCCTCGCGCTGCAGTTCTTCGAGCTGCTCCTGCAGAGCCATGCGCGCAGTGCGCTCTTCGGCGAGCAGGTTGCGCAGCTCCACGACCGAGCGGGCCTGCTCGAACACCTCGTCGTCGTGCTCGCTGACCATCGCCGCAACCCGCTCGGAGATCTCGATCAGATCCATGTCGCTCGAATCGACGTCACCAGCGACGCAGGGCGCCAGGATCTCTGCGGCTTTCACCATTTCCGCGTCGGCCTTCTCGAGCTCGCCACGCAGCATGGCGGGCTCTGCAAGCGCCATCTGATACGCGCAGTTCAGCGTAGCCGCGGCTGATTGCAGATCTGCGCCATCGTCCAGATCCTTAAGGCACTCCAGGCCGGACCCGCGCAGCACATGCGCCACCCTGGCGAGGCGGCCGCCGAGCTCGCGGTTTGCAAGTGCGAGCAGCGAGGCGTCGGCGGGCGGCATCGCGTCGTCTTCCGCTTCGGTCGGCGGGATTTCCGGCGGGATCTGCGGCGGGATTTCTGCAATTTGCGGCTTGACGTCCACCGCAACCGGCGCCGCCGTGGAGACGTCGGCAGGCACTTCCGGTGCGGGTTCAGGTTGGACGGCAGCGCCCGCGGGCTGAGTCCTCGATGTGCCTGCTGCGCTGCTGCCGGTGTTTTTCGTCACCGCCGGCTGGACGTTCTTCAGGTTATTGCCCTGCTTGGTCGCTGCACCTTCGGTAAGACGGGCTTTGCCGGCTTCGGTCAGGTGATACCCCGGCTGGCCGGTCACGTCGTCACGCGCCATGTCCAGCAGGCCGGACTTCTTGCAGTCGATCACGGACCATCTCACCTTCTGGTTGTCGTGATCGATGGCGTCGCAGATTTCGGTCATGGGCGCGCCGGGGTTCTTCGAAACGGCGCGCAGGATTTCAAAACGGAGATTCATTTCGGTCCCTTTTGGGTTGCAGTTTTCTTTCTGGCCAGCAGCTGGCGCGCGTCTTCGACTTCGAGCACCTCTGCTTCGCCTTCCTTGGGCTTGTGCTCTGCACGGATTCGCACTTTCACCACCTCGAGGCGCTTGATGAAATTGCGCAGCTCGAAGCAGGCTTTTCGACACGCGATGCGGGCGTCACCTGCCATCACGTTCATGTGGTGACTGCCCCCCCCCCCTCTGTCGAGATGAGCACGCTGAATTCGCGACGCCGGCTCATGCCGCCACCTTCGCGCCAAAGGCCTGGCGGAAAGCCTCGATGTCGGGGTGGCCAATGGCGCGCTTGTCTTCGCAGGCGTGGATCTCGATGCTGCTGTAGTCCTGGGCACCGCCTTCGGCGTTCTGGAACTGCGCGCCCGTGGCGCGGTTGCGGTACGTCACCACGTTGGCCGCGTCGTCTCCGCCGATGGGCTCGGCCCAGTTTTCGAGCAGGATCGGAATGAACCGGTGCGCCTGGCAGCCCTGCAGCTGGTGCTCGAACGCAAGCGGCCGGATGCTGTGACGCTCGCATGACCAGGTGCCGTCGCGCTCGGGGGTGATGTGCGCGCAGCTGCGGCAGGTGGGCGCGGGCGCCGCGGTGCCGTGGCAGAGCGCGTGCATAGCGCAGAACTTGCACTCGAACCACGCCGGGTCGTTGCTGATGGGCGGTGGGGGCTCGGCGGCAAAGATGATCTGCTCGGCGCGGTGCAGGATGGCTTGAGCGGCCTTGTGGTCGAGTTCGAGGCGCTCGGTGTAGATCGCGTCGTTGTCCTTGTTCACCGCCATGTACATGGCGCGCTCCATGCCGGTCAGCGCCATATAGACCTGCATCTGCGCCCAGTGCATGTACTTGGCCTTCTCGACGCCTTCGCGCTCGAGCTTGGCAAAGCTCTTGGCGTTGTGGGTCTTGAACTCCAGCACATGCCACGTTTTGGGGGCCTCGGGCAGGCCGATGCAGGCGCCGTCCATGTGGCCGCGGAAGTGCCCGCCGTGGGCACTGACGGCGAACTGGCGACCATCCGGCGCTACCTCATGCACCGTGACGCCGATCGCGCGCAGGTCCTCGATGAAGAAGGCCTCTTCGTTGTGGCCGCGCTTGAAGAGCCGCAGCAGCCGGCCGCCGAACTGCTCGCGCCGCGCCAGGCGAAACGACAGCCACAGGTAGCGGGCGCAGTGGTGGCCAATGGCGGAAGCGCCCAGGTAGGGGCGGGGCGGCTGCGCGGCTTCGCGCGCCTCGTAGGCGGCAAAGATCGCCGCGGCGGTCTGGTATTGGGGTTCGGGCAGTGCGGGCATGTCGGCCTCGAATGCAGGGCAACGGCTGCGGGTGTCTGAGGGATAGGTGATCGTCGGGCGGTCAGTCAGACCCGCCTCGACGGGTTTGCGGCAGTGCAGACGGGTGTCAATGCGCCTGCACCCCGCGTGCTTGCAGGCGCGACAGATCACGCGTTTTGCTGCCAGGGCATGGCCGACTGCTGAGGCGCCGGCGCCTGACCCGCCCACGGTGCAGGCTGCTGGGCAAACGGTGCAGGCTGCGCGGGCTGGCGAAACGCGGGTGCAGCCGGCTGCGCCGGCTGAGCGAACGCCGGCTGCGGGGCGAAGGGCGCAGGCTGCGGCGCAGCAGCCGGCATGCCTTGAACGCCGGCAGGCTCGTAGCCCTTCACCTCGTTGCCGTCGCCGTACTGCTCGTCCTCGCGGACAACAACGCGCACGCGCGCAGGGCGGTTGTGCAGCTGGATGCTGTCCTGCAGGCGCAGCACCCCCACCGCGTGGCACAGGGCCGACAGCTGCTTTTGCCCGATCTGCTCGGCGGCCTGGCTGGCGTTCTTGACGTTGATGCGGTCGAAAATCAGCCGGCCTTTGTACTGGCCGTCCAGCACCTTCCAGGTGGCCTGCAGATAGTGGCCGGTGCCGTTCTTGGTGGGCTTGATGTTGCTCTCGATGATCTGGGCGAGATAAGTGCCGGCCGGGATCGGCGACATTCCGGCATCGGGTTCAACGGTGGTGGCGTCAAAGCTGAAGGCAGCCATGATGGTTTGCTCCTTGGGTGGGTCAGAAAGGGGTGCCGGTGATCTTGGCGTGGATGTGCGCGAGGTCAGTCGGCTCGAACATGTCGAGCGCGCCAGAGCGGTCCTTGGCCTCGTAGTTGAAGTCGCGCGCGGTTTGCAGCACGCGGTAGGGGTTGCCTTCGGGGTCGCGTTCGATGCGCAGGCTGAACACTTCGTCGAAGAAGTAGCCAATGCCTTGCTTGAGCGTGTTGCCCGGCAAGCTGGGGTAATAGAGCATTGCCCCGGTTTGATCGTCCTTGGCGCGCTCTTGCTTGCAGCTGAAGTACACGTTGCGTCCGGGCAGGTCGCGGAAGGCGCGCACCAGCTCGCCCATGCGTTCGGCCAGTGTGCCGTAGGCCTGGCGCGGGTCCTTGGCGACCCTCTTTTCAGCGGCCAGGCACACTTCGCCGATCTCACTGATCGAGTCCAGGCACACCCACTGGAACTGCTGGCCCTCGCCCGATTCGGTGACGAACTTGTAGGCCTCGTGCACGTCATCGATGCTCTTGACCTCGATGACGGGGATGTCCTTGTCGCGCAGGGACAGCAGACCGGCCTCGGCACTGATGATGACCGTGGGTGCCGCCGTGGTGCCGCATAGCACCGTTTTGCCAGCGCCTGCCGGGCCATGCACCAGGATCTTGATGCCGTTGTCGCGCACCGACTGCTTGGTGCTCGTGAGCTTGATCATTTGTTCCTCGCTTCAGTTGTATTGGCGCGTCGGAGCATGGGTAAAAAGCCTCTGCTCCCCCGCAATTCGTGCCTTTATTGCTTCGTCAAGGTCAGCAAAGAATCCAAGGTCATGCCTTTTTTTGTTCAGATTGATCGCTGCCCTCCACTTTTTGCGCTGACTGTCCCAGTGCACTCCAAGAATTCCGCTTGTCTTGTTGTGCGACTTAGCACCAGATAGGTTTTGGTGGTTCTGAGATCTGGTGGCGAGTCGCAGATTTGAAATGCGGTTATTTGAGCGATCCCTGTCGACGTGATCGACATCCAGTGAAGGCATAAGGCCGTGCACGTAAAACCAAACAAGCACATGCGCGAGATAGCGATGCATATCCAGGCTGATTGAAACGTAGCCATCTGGCCGCACTCCTCCGGCAATCTCGCCGGAACGTGCAACGATGACGCTGTTGTATTCACCGCATCGGCGATCTTCACGCCAGTAAAACAGCCCGCTACCTGGGTCGTAACGGAGTAACTGCGTAAGTCGCGCATGAGTCAGAGCCATTACAGCACCTCGACCTTGACGCCCGGTTTGCTGGGCTTGGCGGTGATGAACTGGGCTGCAGCGGCATAGGCGTCGGGCGCCATGTCTTGCGCGGCGCGCAGCTTGCGCGTGTCGATGTCTGCGCTCCACTTGAAGACGGCTTGCGCCTGGGCGGGCAGAAACGACCAGTGCTCTTGCAGGGCCGCTGTGTCGACGCTGCGGGTCAGCTTGCGCGTGACCGACACCTTCACGGTGTCGAGCTTGTTGGTGGTGGTGCCTTCGTCTGCGCCGGGCAGCATCGCGACGATCTGCGCCTCGATTTCGTAGCGGCGCGTGCGGGCGGCGTCCTCGTCGGCCTTGGCGGCAAGCCAGGCGGTGGACAGCGTATCCAGTGAGGTGGGGGCGTTCATTTGCGGTTTCCTTCGGTCGATTGGTGAATGGCCTGCTCGGTGTAGTGGTCCTGAAGCTCGAGGGCGCCGTAGCCGAGAAAGATCAGCGCAGCAGCGAGCCAGCGCGCCCACGTCGGAAGCGGATTCGAATCGGTCGGTCGGTGGTTCATGGCGCGCGGCTCCTGATTGTTCAGATCAGCCGTCGCCGTCGCCGTCGCCGTCGCCGTCGCCGGAGCCGGAGCCGGAGCCGAAGCCGTAGCCGTCGCCGGAGCCGAAGCCGTCGCCGTCGCCGTCGCCGTCGCCGTCGCCGGAGCCGGAGCCGGAGCCGTAGCCGAAGCCGTAGCCGTAGCCGAAGCCGATTACTTCCGCCATGCCTTCACGCTCGCGATCGACTCTCGCGCTTTGTCGGTGATGGGGATGATCTCGATCGCCTCGGTCAGCAGCACTTCATCAACCGGTGCGGGGAACTTGCAGTTATCCGGGGCGCTGGTGCCGTCGGTGGCCAGCTGCGACAGGCTTGCAGCGCCGTCCCAGTACCAGATGCGGCGCGCGTCCTTGAGCACCACTTCCTTTCCTTCGCGGCTTGCGACCGTGCCGGCGAAAACACCCGCCGAGTACGTGCGCACCATGCAGTAACGTCCGATCAGTTCCATCTGTGCTTCTCCTGGTGGTGGGTTTCATTGCGTATCGCCCATGCCGCTGCCGGTGTACCGGCCTTCCGAGTCTCCCGGTGCTGCTGGGCTGTACTGGCGGGGTGGCGATGGGGTGATAGTAACTGTGCGGTTATTATCAAGTCAATAACTGTTCGGTTAATTTTCACGCGCAAAAAACCGCCTCGTGGGCGGCGACAGAATGGGTTCGAGCGGAGTGGGCTGCTGCGCAGTGCGGGCGCGGCGGCACTTGATTGGCGGTTAGCGATTAGCTAACATGCGGGCATGTACCAGGTCGAATACAGCAAGCAGGCCATCCGCGCGCTCGTACGCATGCCGGCGAACCAGGCCGCGCTGGTGCGCGCAAAGATCGATGAGGTCGCGCAGGACCCGGCGCGGGCACGCAACGTCAAGAAGCTCACCGGCAGGCCGGGTTTTCGCTTGCGGGTGGGGGATTGGCGGGTGTTGTACTTGCTGGACGGGCAGCGCCTGCTGGTACTGGTTACCGAGATCGGCGCACGAGGAGGCATCTACGAATGAACGTCCAAACCATTACCCGCGATGGGCAGCCTGAATACGTGGTGTTGCCATGGGCGGAGTACCGCGCGCTGCTGGACGCGCTCGACGACGCCCGCGACGCGGCGCAGCTCGACGCGTTCGCGCGCAAGCTCGCCGCTGGCGAAGAAGAAACGGTCCCTGCCGCCGTTGTCGACGCTCTGCTCGGCGGCGGCAACCCGGTCAAGGTGTGGCGCGAGTATCGCGGGCTCACGCAGGAGGCGCTGGCCGCGCAGGTAGGCATCAGCAAGGCCTATCTGTGCCAGATTGAGACCGGCAAGCGCGACGGCGCCATCAAGACCTTGCGCGCCATTGCAGCAGCGCTGGGGGTTTCGGTGGACGATCTGGAGTAGCGACGATGAAATACCCGATTGCGATTGAACCGGGCGACGACACGCACGCATGGGGCGTGGTGGTGCCCGACCTGCCGGGCTGCTTCTCGGTGGACGACAGCGGCATCGACGAGGCGATCGACAACGCCAAGGAAGCCATTGCGGCGTGGATCGAGGCGGTGGTGGACGATGGCGGCGACATCCCGGCGCCCAGCGCCATCGAGGCGCACCGCGCCAACCCAGAGTTCGACTGCTGGATCTGGGCGGTGGCCGAAGTCGACCCGGCCATCCTCGACGACAAGGCCGAGCGGGTGAACATCACCCTGCCCCGCCGCGTACTGGCCCGGCTCGATGCGCGCGCCCGCGCAGCAGGCGAAACCCGCTCAGGCTACATCGCCAAACTCGCCATCGAGGCGCGCTCGCACGCCTGATCACAGGCGCAAAAAAGCCCGCGCGCGGCGGGCTGTGACTGCAGGTCAGATGCATTTTGATGCACACGGTGCATGCGCTGACAGGTAGAATTCGCCCTGTCCATACGAGACAGGCGGCCTCTGGGGTGACATATAACAGGGTGCTTCGACTCCCGACCTCTTTGGCTGCCGCCCCCAATTCCCGTGCTTTCCTACGCCATTTTGATCGACGGCGGCTTCCTGAAGCGCAAGCTCGGAACGCCGAAAGCGCCCGCTACTCTGGCGCACATTCAGGTTTTTCTCGATTCGCTAAAGCACGCCCCTGCGCTTACAAGCATGCGGCTGCATCGGGTGTACTTCTACGACTCCCAACCACTGGTCAGCGTTGAAGAAAAGCCGCTCAACGGCGGGCGTATCGACTTTGGCGCGCATCCCGCCGCCACGCGCAACCAGCAGTTGCACGCTGAGCTGGTGCAAGAGCCGTTCATGGCGCTGCGCCTGGGCGAGCTTGCCTTTCGTGGCTGGCGACTGAACCGTCGAGCGATGGCACGCGGCGAAACCGAGGTCACGATCAGCGAGTCCGATTTGCAGCCCGAGATCCAGCAAAAAGGCGTCGACATGCGTATCGGGCTCGACATTGCTGCGCTGACGCTCAAGAAGCAGGCCGACGTGATCGTGCTGGTAACCGGCGACAGCGACTTTGTGCCGGCAATGAAGTTCGCCAGACGTGAAGGCGCGCAGCTCTACCTTGTTCCGCTCGGGCACAGCATCAAGGACAGCATGCGGGAGCACTCCGACCTGGTGATCAACATCTGACGCCAGGCGCAAAAAAGCCCGCACCGTGCGGGCTTAGAGTAGGAGTGCACTCTCCGGCATCGGCTCTATGCGCTCGACGTACATCAGACGGGGGCGGCCGTCGCGGTCTGACTCGTACTTGCCCACCACGCGGAACGGACGACCCAGCATTAGCCGAGCTTGCTCGGTGTGCAGCACCGGCAGCACGCAACGCACCACGCCGTCGGACGTGCGAAGGTGAAATCGCGTCTTGTCGAGGTCGGCCTCGCGCACTTCTCCCTGCAGCGTGCCTTCGCGCAAGCGGTCGAGCTGCGGGCGACGAAACACCTCTTGCAGCACCACGCGCTCACGCTGCGACAGCGTTGCGCTACCGTACTCGCGCGATGAGATCCCCAGCGTGTGGATGCCGCGCTTGCCCGTTGGCGCGAACGCCAAGAGCGACATCAGCGCGGCGTCGCGTTGCGCCGGGTCGGGCTCAGCCTCGCTCAGCCCCGGACGCAGCGCCTCGTCATCGATGAACCGCGCGAGCATCGGCAGCCGCGCTGCGGTGTCCGAAAGTTGCTGCCCCAGGTGGCCGTCCTCTGGCAGCAAGGGCGAATCGGGCATCATCAGCTTGAGCCCAATCCACACGCTACCAGGCGCAACGCCAGACAAGCGCAAGTCCGCCTCCCGCGAAATGCGTTTGCCGTCCACGCCCATCAGGTCGAGCGTGGCGCGAATGAGCGTGCGCACGTTCTTGTTGGCCGTGCCCGTGAGCCAGTTGAACGCCGACAGCCAGGGCAGATTGTGTTCGGCGCCCGGACCTTCCGCGTGCAGGACGAGGTCGGAGTTCTCGACGACTTGGAACAGTGGGTAGGACTCGCGTGCGATCTTGTCGATCTGGTCGATGATTCCGCCCACCAGCTCTGCCGGGTCCACCGCCACTTCATGCTCCTTGGCAAGCAGGCCAACGCCGACGCTGTGCTCGAGGAACACGCGCATGGCGTCTTTTGGAGATCCATCCCAGAGTGGGCGGCGGTCGGTCATGGAACAATCCTGAGAATGCCTTTCGGGTGTGTGCGGGGTAGTTGCAACTCGGCCGCCGCCTTGTCTCCGACGTACTGGAAGAACGCCGCAAGGTCGCGCGGCAGGGCCGGGTGTCGAGGCCACACGTCCACATGATAGCGACTCTTGAGTGTTGCGCGCTCCATTTCACAGCGCAGCATGAACACCGCAGCCTGCTCGATCGGCGTCTGCGGGTGAAGGTCGAACACGGCGTCGATGTCGTCGGGGTCGGGCTTGCGGCGCACGAAGCTGCCGTCCACCAGCACGCGGCCCTGCAACCCCTGAGGCGCCCACCACTCGTCCATCAGGCGCCGCAGGCCCGATAGCAGCAGGGCGCGGCGCGGAGTCCAGCAAAAGCGCGCTTCGATGTCGGCATGCAATGCGTCGTGAACGCCAGGGGGGAGTAGTCCGTGTTCGTCGTGGTCGGGGATCATGGGCGAGGACCAAGGATTCTGAGGATGGCGTCGGCGACGGCGCGGCCGGTGGCTTCGTCGGGCGTGGTCACATACTCCGCCATCAGCTCGGCGATCGCGCGCTTGACCGCCTCGGGCTGGGTCGCGATCTCGGCGCGCAAGCGCTCTAGCAGGTCGGCGACGGTCGGCTCGGGTGTCGCGCTCACGTTCGAGGGCTCGGGCAGGGCAGAGGGTGGGGCGTCGGGCGGAAGGTCGAGCCAGCCGGGAGGGAGGCCGCAGTCACGCTCGATTGCTCGTGCGCTATTTTCGTGGACCCCTTGCCCTCCGGACAGCCACCGATGCAGCTGCGGCGGCTTCATGTCCAAAAAAGCTGCCAGTCGAGCGACCTTGCCGTCGTAACGCTCGTCAATCAGCTGCCGCAGCTTGACGCGGCGAATCTCGTTCGTGTCCATGTCCGCATTCTGCTTTTCGCGTAACTGTTTGGTAATTCCCTGTGCGGTTATTGCTGTCTGATAACTGAGCGGTTATCATTTCCCGCATGGACCTCAAAACCTACCTCTTCGCTCTGCCGATGCCGAAGCGAATCCAGTTCGCCGAGGGCTGCGGTACGACCTATGGGCACCTGCGCAACGTGGCCTACGGGCTCAAGCCGTGCTCTCCCGAGCTGGCGATGCGGGTGGAAGAAGAAAGCGCCGGCAAGGTGCGCGTCGAATCCATGTGCCCCGATGCCCATTGGCATGTGGTGCGCGGCACCGCGCCCGTCCACCACCACGAGGCTGCGTGATATGAGCACTTTTGAAGCACCCATTCCGCCCGATTGGCCCTCGTCACAGTATCTGTCCGGCGAGACCGACGTGCCCGGCCAGAAGACGCCGGCCAGGCCGCTGTATATCCCAGCCACAACCCAGCTTTTCTTGCAGTTGGTGGCGCAAACCGGCCTGAAGGTGAGCACGGTCGAAGGGCACATTGATTTCAGCCCCGGCGATATTCCGGTGATGACGATGAAGGTGTTGGTGACCGACGAAATGTTGCACGCGGCGCTGACCGAGCTTGAGGCCATCGAAGCGTTGTCAGCGCAGCGCTTGGCGGGGCTGGACGCTATTCGGAGGCCAGCATGCGAGTGAGTCGTTCGCCCGTGTCTGACGCGAAGACCTGCGGGTCGTCTGTCGGGTTGATCTGCTTGCCTTTGAGCATGAGCCGACAGCCAGCTCGCATCGGCTCGCTCCAGCGCATGTCGTTTGTTTGCACACGCAGAAAGGTGACCCACTCTTCGACCATGTGCGTCGTCCCGTTTGCATCTTGCATGGGGATGTGCCCCGCAAGTCGCGTCATCCGTTCCTGTCGAACCATTTTCGGCGCCCTCCTTGGGCTTGCTGGTGTAGGAGCCGCAAGCGTAACCGAGGCAGGGCGCCACCACTCCGAGGCTGCGTGATGACTCGCCTAGACCCGAGCACCGCCACCAACGATGGGCAGCGCCTCGCCATGGAGATGGCAAACCTGTGCGCCGCAGCCTTCGAGGCGGGCGGATGGGGACGGACATCGCATCTGCGCACGCTGATGATCGAGCCTGCGCTTTTGACGAGCGATGCCAAAGCCGGCGTGCTGCACTTGGCAATCGAGTTGCGCAACACGCTGATGCGCTCAAGCGATGGGCGGCAGGCCCTGCGTGATCTGGGTCTTGAGCCAATCCTTGAGCACGTCGAACGTGAATGAGAGGCCCGGCTTGAAGACCGTTTCGCGCGCACTCCTCCACAGCGTCTCGTTTGCCGCTGCGTCTGCGAACTCGCAGCCCGCCCAAGTCAGACGGGAAACAATGGCGAACATTGCGAAGGACCCCGATCCCGCCTGCGTGTCCGCGACGATGAGCCCGGCTTCCTGCATCCATTGTGCGTGCGTCACAAAGACTTCTGGCGCTACGCCGTCCAGCTCCGTCAGCTGTGCGCCGTATGGCAGAGCTGCGGTCGCCAAGGCGATCCGCCTTACCAAATCCATGTCTCGTTTCATGGCTTCCCCTTTGCACAGGATGGTGATGTGAGAACCCACATCCTACCTGCATCGGGGAAGCCGCCCGTTTCCATGGCGACATCATCGTCGTCTCCGCTCGCGAGTCGGTATAGCCCGCGTGTTGCGCCTTCGCCGATGGCCAGTAATCGGCGACCCACCCTCTGACAACCGCTGACGCTGCCATGGACAAGATGACCGACAACCTGAACATCAAGATGCCCCCCGAGCTGGTCGCGCGCATTAACCTCGCCGCCGGGTTCTATGGCGAAGGGCGCTGCGACTACATCCGCCGGCTGATCGAAGAGGACCTGGCGCGCCTGGAGGCTAAGCGCGAAATCCTCAATGCCATGTTCGGGTGCGGCGATGGGCTTACCAAGTAAAACCGGGTTCGATATGGCACCCCCCGCACAGCCCGCAGCGCACGCCCCGATGACCGAGTGGGCCTGCGCCTATGTGCGCATGGGCTTTCACCTGTGCTTGCTGCGCCCGAAGCAGAAGATTCCGATGCTGGCGGCCTGGAACGACCCGCACCGCGTGCTCGACACCGAAGACAAGGTGCGTGCCGCGCTGCTGGCCAACCCGGCCTGCGGCATTGGCCTGGTACATGCGACCAGCC